TTCTAGAAAGCGCGAAAACTATCTACGCAGATTTTCTGACGATTGTTAGAACAACGCATAAGGTTTGGCATAAAGACAATTCGTTTTCAACGGTTGTCCGAGAGGTTGCCAAAGCGAAGGGAGAGGTTGTTGCCGGACTCGTGATTCACAGACCGACGAAGACTGTATGGTTGACGCGACAATTCCGCAGCGCAGTGGATGAGTGGATTGTGGCGCTTCCTGCCGGATATGTCGATGAATATGAATATTACGAACAAGCGATAATTCGCGAGATTCAAGAGGAACTTAGCGTAACACCTTCTCAGTTGTCGCTCATAATGAGCTTCTATTCATCTCCTGGCTGGACAGACGAGCATAATCGGTTGGTGCTGTGTTTCATTGACGACATTCCCTCGATTGGGAAAATACATGGTGTCGAAGCCGAGGGGGAATACATCGAAGCTATAGGGATTTCGATTGACGAATTTATCGCGGAACCTCATCTTCTCGGATCAGCGAAGACGATCATAGCAGCTCAATGGCTGGCGTTAAACCGCATTAATCTAGGCTTGTAGAACATTGTTGACAATCAGATAACGATAGGATAAATTATTTTCTGCGGGGTAGAGAAGTGGTCATCTCGCCGTCCTCATAAGCCGGAGACCGTTGGTTCGAATCCAACCCACCGCACCCATCGGAGCGTAGCTTAATGGATAGAGCGTCAGCTTTGGGAGCTGGACGGTGTAGGTTCAACTCCTACTGCTCCGACCACTTTTGTGAAAAACATGGCTGAGTGGTTTAAAGCGCCCTGATCACGAGGGTAAGACCGAAGAGGCTTTCGTCCGTTCGAATCGGACTGTTTTCCGCCTATTGGCTGGTAGGTAAGTGGTTAAAACAGATGGGCTGTAAACCCATTCCCATCAAGGGTTCGCAGGTTCAAATCCTGCCCAGCCAACCATATTCGGGAATAGCACAAGGGTAGTGCATGCGGCTGTTAACCGTCCGATCCTGGTTCGAATCCAGGTTCCCGAGCCACTATCCAATAATCCAATACCGAAAATATGCTCCAGATCCAGCCGCATTTCCATCTGCCGTCTTAACTGTAAATGAAGTTTTTGAGACAATGTCTGCGACAGAAACGTATAAATACTTAACGCTTCCTTGAAGCTGAGCCGCAGCAGCATTTACAGGCATCAACTGAACAAAAGAATCGGTCGTGACGCGGTTATCTGAGATGACTAAGCTTGTTGTGGCCGTCATCGTGAACTTTCCAACTCTTTGAACGTCGTTAGAAAGAGCGGACAACTGAGCGAAAAACGTATCCCAAGGCTGCATTAATCTTGATGTTGCTTGATCAAAAACAAACTTATCAAGCGGCCTCGTTACGATATATTTAGCCATTGCAGGGCCTTACCCTCAGTGACGCCTGGAGAATCCCTCTTAGCACATCAGCGGGCGCGCGGAGCCGCCAGATGCGACCTTTCTGTGCAGTTCTCCCCCAGCGCCCAGAACGAACCATCTGACGGTATTGGCCAACTTTTCCGATGGCGATTCTCCGTTCGCCTTGGAAAGTTTTTCCGCCATCGTCAGAATAATCGATCATAATCTTAGGGTCTTGTGCCGCAAGATTTCCAGAGGAAACGCCGACACCAGAGAGGATGTCAACGTCAAGAGAATCGATGAGAACGCCGCCAGGAAAATTATGAGTATTTTGGCACCATACCTCTAGAACAATTCTTGTATCGGAATCTAGGAAACTATTTTGGTCTATCTCAAATAAGTTTCCATTAAAATTACTCGCGACAATATATTTACCGCCGAACCATATGGCGTCAGCTGCAATCCAATGCGTTTGCCCGTAAGTTTTTCTCTCATACCAGCGATTGGCGTCAGTATCGTAAACCCAAGTCCAAGTTGAGGCGTTCAAGACATAATATTGATGGCCCTGGCTTATGTACGTGAAACCTGTTATGTTTGCGCGATCACCGGCGCTGAGCTCTCCGATTGATCTTTCCACTGAATGTGTAGAAACGCGCTGAGCGCCGCCGTCTCTGCCATAACGAACGATGCCTTTGTGATCAACCCACAAAAGACCTTTCTCCGTCTCAGCAACAGAGTATTTTGCGCCTAAACCTAGAGCAATGTTTTGCTGAATTGGCCCAAATGGAAATGGAACGTCGCCTGTCGCTTGCCATATTTCCAACGATCTCGTGCCAAAAACATAAAGGTATCCGACGCTGGCGTAAACCCGAACAAGATCATCGGATTCAGAGTTTGCGTAATCAAAGGAAAGAGCGTTTATTCCTGTTCCTGCGTCTAAAGGACTGGCGAATATTCTCCCGTCAGAAATCCCGTAAACAAAGTGCCCCCTTACGTAGCAGATGGAATTTGGCGCGGGAAGATTTGCCTCAGACGGGACGGAAACAGCGCCACCTTGGATGAGATAATAAATACTATTTTCGGTAACAACTCCTACCTGCGGAGTTCCATTGAGGTTGCGGGCGATTGTTACGCGTCCGGTTCCCAATATTCCGCCAAGCCTCGTTACAACGCCAGCCGACGTGACGTTATATGCCGAAAGTCCCAAAACAACGATGAAGTTATTTTCATCCAGCGCAATCATCCCTCGCTCGGTATCGGAGATGGTTCCGGTGTCAAAACGTTGCAATCCTGCTGCGGTATAGATTGCGTGAGTGGATTTTCCGTCGTTGTCTTGGCCAAAAATTTCCACATATCCGTTTATAATACGAGTATTTGCGTCTTGACCATGGCGACCTATGGTACTTTCTCTGGGAAGAGGGAGCGGAACCTGGACCATCAATGCCGCCTGAATCTGTAATTAGGCATAAACCTGACGAATCCCTCGCGGTCGAAAGCTTCAGCTTTACGTTTCAGCTCTTCAGCGCGCGCAATAATTCTTTGAGCAGAAGCTCCTTCTAGGCCATAATCATCAACAAGTCTCGATGCCAAGCCGTACCCAACCGTCGCAAGCCATTCTTGCGGAACGTCAATAGAATCACTGAGATTGGTTACAATCTGGAAACGTCTCTGATAAGTATATACAAGCTTATCTGTCGTAGGATTGGTTGGTACTGGCCAAATATAGAGGGTCTGGCTGGTTTCCTGTGGGTCGAAATACCACATCGTCGGTATAGAACCAGGAGAAAGCTTCACAGGAAGTTCCATATACGCGTCTCTTCCCATTTCCTCCATAGGGAGATCGCGCTGTTCTGACGTAACACTGGTAGTAGGATAACGATACCTACATTCCATTACTCTCAAGGGGTTATCCGTTACTAAAGAGTATGAGCCTGTCGCTGGTGACAATGTTTGCTCGCCCAAAGTCTGCCGCCAGAGATGGGGGCTATCGAATTCCCACTCTTTGAGCATAAGGTTGAGCTCCATTATCACGCCCGCAATTTCGGTTTCAGCAGGAGCTTGGCCAATAGGACTTGCGGAAATCTTTCCCAAAGCGAATGTGATTATATCGCGAGCAGTAAGGCTTAGCGATGTTGTGCCTGAAGTTGTCATTAATGTGCCGGATTATATGTTATAACTATTATGCCTTGAGCCCCGTTCCCTGCTGTCGAGCCGCCGCTGGTTCCACCACCGCCTCCTCCATAGAGGCCGCCGTTTGCGCCATTGCCGCCGTCACCAGAGCCGCCGCCACCACCGCCGCAACCATGGGAAGAGTTAAACGCAGTGTCAGAGCCTCCTAAGCCGCCTGCATAGGGTCCAGACCCTCCGCCGCCTGCGCCGCCGCCTCCAGCCGAACCGGCTTGTCCGTTCGATGCAGACGCGCCCACACCACCGCCTGTGCCGCCCGTACCGTTGCCGCCGTTGCCACCTATGTCGCCATAGTTGGAGCTGCCAGCAGTAGAACTCCCGCCATTCGATCCGCCACCGCCAGAGCCGCCGTACGAGCCAACCTGATCGCCAGCAGCCTTACCCGCGCCGGAAGGGCCGCCCGCACCACCGCCACCGCCACCGCCGTTAAGACTGTCGGAGTTGCCGCCTTTACCGCCGCTATATTTTACAGTTCCCACGCTGGATGATCCGCTGCCGCCCGCTCCGCCAGTAAATCGTGAAGAGCCGCCGCTGCCACCTCGCGCCCCGCAGAGACATGACGATATGGACGTTCCATAGAACCAAGTACTTCCGCCAGAACCCGCGCTAGTCCCACCAGCACCAACGCTAATTTGCAAGCTTGCTCCGATAGTCAATGTCTGATTGCTTACAGAAGCATATGCGCCGCCGCCGCCACCGCCACAGTGAGTAGCATCTCCACCTCCGCCGCCACCGCCAACGCATTCAATTTTGTTATTTCCGTTAGCCCAATCACTTGGAACAGTCCACGTGCCACCGCCAGTAGTAGTTAGGAATACTTGAGTCGTCCCGGACGAATATGTGTAGTAAGCTACGCGGCCAGTGTCAGTAAATGCACCCTTACCTGCAATTATGCGCCGAGAAATTCGGAAGGCGACTGTAGCGCCAGTTGCGGTAAACGCGCCTTTTGCGGGCTTGAATGACACCACAGATGCTGCAACGTTTTTGCCAGAAACAATGAATGCTCCATGGTTTACAGCTGCCCGTCGGGCTGCGAGAGTTGTCGCCAGCTTCCCCGACGCCAAGAATGATCCTGCCGCCATGCGTAGGATAAACCCATGACGCATAGTGATCGCTCGGCCAGTTTCGGTAAACGCTCCACGCCCAGAGGTGAAGTTACGGTTCCGCGAAAGAGAGACATTCCGTCCATGCGAAATGACATTCCCTACGCCAGCATGAAGAATTCCGCGAGTGATTGTGGTAAGAGTTTTGCCAGTGACCGTAAGGCTCCCGCGACCGGCATGCAAAGTCCGCAGAGATTGGAATGTGACGTTTTTGCCTCGTAGTGTGAATGCGCCATGTGACAAGGACTTGGACACATATCGATAAGGATGCGCAGAGCCGCCAGTAACGGCAAAACTTCCCTTGTTAGGCATAACGCGCAAAATCCGGTAAGGACGGATCGTTTCACCAGTCGTCGTCAGCTCCGCAGCTTTTACGGAGAACACATACCAAGGCTTAACCGTCAGAGTCGCTGGTCTGGCTGTTCCGTCGCCCCATTCTGGAGAAATCTGAAAAACCTGAATGCTATATGAGGTTAGTGGCGCTCCGAAATCTATGAACTGATCCTGATAAAGGTATCTAGCCGTAGTAGAATCTCTAACATAGATAGTTCTAACAACTACTCCAGAACTATTGAGAATATTTACAGCATAGCGTTCCTCAAGCTCGCCAAGAGGGCCGCCTGTAACCGGGTCGGTATTATCTTGATCAAGACGAACTACTTTAGAGCGCCGAACCCAATTGATAACAATATCGCCACGATCAACATACGATGTGATGCTTACTGGGCTAAAAGGAATGTTTCCAATGCCAAAGTTAGAAACGAGCCCCATATAAACAGATGGAGAAGATTGCCCAATAAATGCAAACTTAGCGTTGATTGGCGACCCCATCGCCAACTCAGTTCCAACACGAGCCCTTAGCAATTTCGAAAGATGATACGTTGTTCCTGTCAGCAACACAGCATTCTGGAATTGAACAATTTCCCATGTTCCATCGCCATGTTCTACTGCCACCATATTTGCGCCAGAAAGGATATCAGCTTCGGTAACAGACGACAGTGAGCCAGAAGTTAACTTGACGGTTATAGAATTAGTTAGGTCAAAACCGTTTTCAGGCCCTGACGCCAAAGGCAAAACTAAAGAGCCCGTCACAGCATAGTCTAAAGAAAATGTAGTAGGAGGTAACGGACGAGAAAAAGGAATGCTCATTTGGTCGCGAACGCCGCGCACGAAGTCTTGCGGATGCCGTTCGTCTAAGCATCTATGGCAAACTACTAACCCAGTCCATTCTTTGGTGACTTTGCCGGATTTTAGTTTTCGTCCGCAGCGGTCGCAGATGACATTAAATTCACCACGAGCTAAATAACCAGTGAGCATTATCTTAAGTTATAGTAAAAACATGTTCTTTTTATAATATTTTAACATCTTCTCCGGGCTAAACCCCGAAGTTTCCAGCGCGCAATGATCGATGAATCATCTTTCTGCTAGCAATAAATCATGCGAAACCGTATCCAATGATTATTTTAGACGTTTTCGCCGATATTATTCAAAGCAGGGGCAAGGCAGACCGTTCACCATCCGTTACGTGGATGGCTTGATAGACATAAAGATTTTACTGTCATAGATGTAGTGGATCGTATCCCCAAAATGCTTTTCTAGCATATTTATCCACCATTCGACAGGCATAACCGTCAAGTGAAGTTTGTCAGGAGAGCCTTTGGAAAAGTTATCGGGCTCCATGGAAATATTAAAGAAACAACCTTTGCGGCAAGACCTTGCGATATTGGCCAAAACATCATCAACCTTGCTTGACGGAATATGCTCCATTACATCACAGCAATACCCCCAATCACATCTCATTTCTTCAGGAAGTTCCCAAAGATTATACTCAGCGAAATCCACATCAACATTTACGTCCAGACAGTTAGACGCAAAGTCAATTCCTAGCACTCGGAAACCAGCTTCTTTCAAAGCTTTAGTTGCGCGTCCGGTTCCGCAACCGAAATCGATTATGAAATCGTCAGGCTCGGGCTTGCAGGCAATCTGAAAGAACTCAGTTAGGGCTTCTCCTGGTGAAGTTTTTCGATAATCAGGGTTGTCCCACATCCGCTTATATTTACTAAGTTCGCTTTCTTCTAAGGTTTTACCGTAAACCTTTCCTTTTTGACGATCTCGGTATGATCTCCACATATCAGGAAGTAATCCTTTCCCGATCACGTTAATTACAAGCCCATACTTTTCATACTCGTCAGCATGACGCATAAACTCTTGAGCTTGAGCGGCCATCGCTGCATCGGCAGCGTACTCTGAGTTCTCAAAAACAAAAGTAAACTGCTCGTTTTTGTCGTTTAAGGGCTGGCTGTAAGCGTGATGCTTGCCAGAAGCTGAGGAGCTATCATAGCCGTAAAAATTACAGTCGCGAAAACCTCTCATGACCAGCAAGTTCAACATCTGAAGCCCTACGGTCATCCCAGGGCCTAAAATGTGCGCCTGCGGATCAATTAAAAGAATTTGCTCGCCAACTTTATTTCCAGCCATTGCGTGGAATAGATAGACCTCTTGGTCAGCCAACTCATCCAGGATAGAAGGGTGTGCGTGGCTAACGACAAGATATTTTTTCGCCACTTTTGGAACGATAAATGTAAGGTTATCCGGCCGAGGATCGTAACACACCTGATAGTCTGGGGTAATCCCATTTTTATGAAGGAGGTGGGCCGCGCCGTTTAGAGCGAAAACTTTAAACCCATCAAGCTGATCTCGCCTGATGTCTTCAAAGTGGTCAACAACAGAAGGGCCGCCGCCAACAATAGCGGCTCGTTTAACCTTCAGGCATGGCAATCCTCGCTTGATGTTTGCAAGGATGTTTGAGGCCATTTCCTCATCAGTCGTGTTCTTTTGGCAAGTAAAACTTACTTTACCGATCTTAGGCGTGAGCAATAGTAAGAACTCCGGAAGTTGCTGAGAAGTCAATCGTCACCGTCTCGCCATCAGCGAGTGTCAGCGCCGAACCGTAATCCCAATAACCAATCAAAGCGTTAGTGGTCGTCGTTGAAGACGAGTTGTAGAGAACGAAGTAGCGAAAAGGCCCGACCGATCCACCAGAAGCAGTGAAGATCTTATCTGTGAGGACAAGTTTGTATGTCCCGCCAGAGTTGGTTGTGCCGCTAGTCGTAATCGTAAAGCCACCAGCTGCATAGTTATTAGCAGCGGCTATCTGAGTGATATTGGAAAGTTTCGTCTGAGTGGCAGACGGCGCAGTGTTGGTAAGAGCAATTTTCATTGTTCCGGTGGAAAGATTCTGTTCTTTCTCTGCGATAGACCGGGTAAAGTCATTAAAATAGTTAAAGGTAGCCATGTTATTCCGTTTTTTATGACATCATCACAAATGATAAGGCATTCAGTTAAATAACTTATTTTACTTCAGAATTTCGATCAATTCAACATTTATTCCTGACAATGTTTTGGATGTTGGATGATACCATCCCTTAGCATCCATTGCACACTTGCTTGAGGCAACAGCGTCGCAGCTACTGACAACTTCTACCATGGTGGCATGCTCGTCATTCGTCAGAAACGCCGCGATGTTCGCCGCGAGCGTGTCGGACACTTCTTTGAGATCAGGCATGTGGTAACCCAATAAAAAAGGCCGAGCGACTTGTCACAAGTATGTGTATTTATTTCTATATTACGCGCTCAGCGGCGAACGGGTCTGCTCACCATTCGCATAATTAGCATTATGCGCAGTTTAGCTAATTAGCTAGCCCAAGCCCAAACACAGTCCCCATCAGGGATATACTCTTGGCTATAGGCTGCGAACAGCCCTCTGCACGATAGGCTGAAAGCTTTTCTGTAAGTGACTGTGCCCGAGATTAGTCGGGTGAGTCCCATCACCAAATAGCGTGACATCATCACACGCGCTATCAACACCCATTATCGGATCAGACATGAAGTCACACACATCATCACAGTGCACACCAATCCAACTGCGAATTACTGGGCTGACTGCTGCGCGCAACTCATTCCAGTGGCTCCCGCCATACGTCCCCATAGACATAGGCGTACATACTATCGTGTAATACCCAGCTTTCCGTCTTGCGTCTACGTATGCTGCCAAATCCGCAAGCCATCCATCCGAGCCATTTCCGAGAACACCAACATAATCTGTCCTTAAATCGTTAGCACCAATATACACAGAGAATATGTTAAATCGTCCATAGACGACAGCAGCATCAACGGATGCTGCTCTGCTACGCAAATCAACCTGAGTAGAGCCACTTATAGCGAATCTGTGATAATTCCACCTGCTGCCATAATCGCCAGCCATAGCGGTTGCTGTTAGTTCTGCATAAGACGTAGTGGCGTTGTAGCCAACTGTTATAGAATCACCTTCAGCGGCGTGGTATATGTCTTTAACCCATCGTCTAGGAGACTTATGTGATTTGGAAAATATCAACATTTCTCACCTAAACTGTATCATGGACAGCACACCGTCTTTTCCATCGGAAACAATAAGCGCGCCTGTGGTTGTCCCAACACCCGCAGCCACTGACCTAGTGTGCAATGTGAACGGGGCTCCACCATACGAGACGCCTGTTCCAATAGTTACATCGTCAACCGACGTACCAGACAGCGTCATGGCGGAAGCGGCGACTAAATCAAGACCAACGCCCGCTGCTATAATAACGTCTCCAACATAAGAAGCATCGGAAATGCTAAATGTTGTCCCACCTGTCGCAGTATTGTCAGACGAGGCGTCCACGTAGGTAAGTGTTACATTTTGGCTTGCGTACACAGAAATAGCACAATAAACACTATTGCTGAACGTGAGTACAATGTCTCCGGTTGCTCCTGTAGGAACTACTGCGTATATAATTGCAGTACCTGAGGAGTACCACCCATGAGCCTGCGTTGCGATTGTTGCCGAAACTCCGCCAATCGTTGCGCTCGACAACGTTATGGTGTTGCTGCTACCCGTAGCCCATCCAACCGCAACACACACCAGTCGGTTTGTGTACGCCGTCCCGATACTCTGACTAGCAAATGTTTGCGCTGTCGCTGACGACGCTGCGACAGCGGAGCCCACAAACCCATATTTTGTTGTTGCGCTTACATCGGATATATCTCCACCGAGGACCCACACATTCGAAGATACTTGTTGTAACGCACCTACTGAATACAGTCCACCGCTTAAAATTCCGTTGTGAGAACGCATAACGACACCAGACGCAGGGGAAAATGTCATAGTCCCCGCGCCAGCTTGCATCCAATTTATGAATGACCCAACCGGAATTCCGGAGTTTGCTAAGGTGTCTATGGTAAACGTTGCATCAGACCCACCGGTATACATTAGTGTGTTGCCGGTATCAGAGATAGTCAACGCCCGACCTGAAGAAGCCGAAACGATGCTGGGCGTTTGCTGCCCTTTGGTGTAAATCGGCATATCACCACTCCCGCGCAGAAAAGATCATACCTGTGGTGTCGCCAATTATCGAAATGGCTGTCGGCGTCGCGCCAGCGGATGGAGACTCGTAGAAATCTCCAGGATACAGCTTTATTGATGGCTGTGTGGCTACTGCTGTGCCGCCAGTCTCATCAAACCAAATGTTTCCGGTTGTGTTGTTGTTTTGCAGGCACCAGCCTTTGCGCGCCGAGTTAGCAGCCATAAGTTGTTGTGCAGTTCCGCCCGTTGTGACAGTACCGCTACGACTAGTTCGGGTCGCTGTCGCATACGTGACGGGGATGGCAACGGCAGACGCGATGCCCTGAACCGTTATCACGTCAGTACTTGCCGTCCCTGCTGTGCCGAGCGCGGGTTGCTTCGCGGCTGTGGATGCGCCAGTTGGCAGGCTTACGGTCCCGCTGACATTTGTTACATTCCACGCTCCAGATTGCTTGGCTGCGACGAGGTTGGTGGTTCCATCCGTCGTTTGGTCGATGCCGAACTTTCCCGCGATATTTGTTCCGGCTGCAAGTTTAGTCTGGCCAGTACTGTCAGAAGCTACAGTTACTCGCAATGTTCCAGTATCAGTAGCGCCATTCCCAACGGATGCGTCTGTAGCCACACCATCTGCGCCGACAGAAACCTTGACACGTTGGTAAAGCACCCCAGAGACATCGTCAGCTGCGATAGTTTTCCCAGTTCCTGGGGTTACGTCAATGTTATCAACCATAATAAATTCATGAACTTTTTGTTAGCGCGAGTAATAAACCAATAGGCTGCCCTATCCCAGAACCAGGAGTGTACCCTAAAATTACAGCATTACCGACAACGCTAAAATATCCGTATGTCGCCCGTAATATTTTTGGCAAATCTCCTCCGGATGTACCTAGATAGGAAAGACCTGTAGAAATATTGAGTGAAGATGAATAGTTTAACCCATCAGGCATAGTCGCACACCATCCTTATGTACTTGGAGTGCCAGCTTGAATAATCGTCATCTTCGCCGAGCCTGAGCCTGAGTTCAAAAGAATGCGGCAACAACGTGGAAGAAACGCGTAGTTACCTTGAACATTAGTAGTTGCACCAACAAGATTCGTATCGCCATGGTTTACCCACACAACAGCGGCAAGAGTATCGGTGTTAGGGTCATCAAGGGTTTGCTGGACGGTGTAATTAGCAGTTCCAGTAACATCTACTTGGATAGACACCTGAGAATAACCGTAATGGTCAAGGAACACTGGCTTGCTCGATGCAATTCCGTTCGTTCCGACAGAAACGGTTCCCGCAGATGCTCCAGAGATGGAAATCCGAGTTACCGTTGCGTAGTCCAAGACAGTGTAAACAGGACTTCCGGAAGAACCTCCGGTAAGAGATTCCGAGATTGCACTTCCGCCATGGTTGGTTCCATAAACGGTGAAAGTTCTTCCAGTGTCCGCTCCAGAGCTGGCGATAAGGACGCGGCGCGGAAGGTCGAGAGTCGCGACGCCAGAGGTGACAAGACTGCCGTCAAGAATCAAGTCACCCGCGCCAGCGTAGGACTGAGCAGTAGAGATTTTAGTAGCGCCAGCTGTGGCAAGAGGACCGACAGTGACAGGTTTAAAACGCATGTTATTGTTCCACGTGAAAAGGGCTGACCGAAGACAGCCCTGTAGACGTTAGATATTGTTGGTGATCGTCTTAGACGTGCAAGTCGCATTAATCTGGCACCGAATGGTTCCAGAAGTCTGCACAGCAGTAACGCCAGTAAACGAGCAGTTTCTAAAGATAAACAAGCCGTCTGGAGAACCGCCGCCTGTAATCGCCATAGCCTGATTCATCGTGGTGCCTGAAGCAACCGTTGTCGGCATGTTGATGAAGACGCAATCTTCAAAGAGATTCGAACGATCCACGCCACTCGCCGGAGACGTGATGAACGTGAAAGCCGCTGCGCCAGCATAACTTACAATGCGACATTTGCGGAAGATGTTCCGAGTTGCGCCGCCATTAAAGTACATCTCGTAAGTCGCCGTAGCGCGGGAGATGGTGTCAAGGCCGATGGTGCAATCTTCGAAGATATTCTCCGAGCCAGTAACCTTGAGCGAGTAGTTACCCGCAGTATCCTGGGTCGCATGGCCGATTCCAGCGAAGGTGCAATTGACAAAACGATTGCGAGAACCGCTGACAAGAGCCGCGCCGGTTGAGGTCGCATCGTTTACGCCATGGTAGACTTCGATGTCGGAAACCAAACAGTTGTTGGCCGAAACGGTGAAGAGATCATCGACGTTCGTGGCGGTGGAAAGCTGAGCGATACGGGAACGCTGGGCGACGCGAGAACCAGCGTTGATGCCGATGAGAGCGACGCCGTCCTTAGACCAGTCCAAAGCTGCGCTCTGATAATCCGTAGTGGAGGCCGCAGTGTTGGATTCGCTGATTAAATAAACGACATCGTTTTTATCAGCAGTTGCCTTAGTCTTGGCCTGGAGAAGCGTCTTTAGTGCTTTAGTGGGACTGCGCCCGTTATGGCTGTCGCTTCCGTCGTAGGGTTTGACGAAGTAAGATTTCCCGTTAGTGAACCGTCCGCCGACAGGTACACCCCCGGATTGATACAAAAGATCTGGGAAAGTGGTAATCGTAGTGTTCCATAAATTCAATAGCCTACGAGACGGGTATCTGCCGCCATGGAATTCGATATAAGATACAATGCGTGAGGCTTAATTAATTTGAACATGCCTTGGGAGAAAGGCAATAAAGTGCTGAGAAATTATTTCCTTTCATCTCGTAATTAGGTAAAAGGAGGTTGCGTAGCCTTTGATAAGGTTACATCGTATATCTCTTTAGTTATTTCAGCCATTCCTTCATTGTATCCATGGACGTTAGCGAGTTCGTTCGCCAAGAATATTGTTCCATGTTCTTTGGACATCTTCCCTTCATTTATAGCCGTCATAACCGTCTTTGCGTATCCTCCCTTATGGAGTCCCGCTTCATTAAGATGGAGAAGGAAGATAGCCAATTGGACAAACTTCTCTTCGACGGTTAAGCTACCGCAGAATATCCTAGATGCAAGGTAGTCTACCGTTCGGTAGCAAAACAATTCTGCTTCAAGCCTGATCCTGTCAATATCATCAAAGGCGTTAGGGTTCTCCACTCGGCCATTTTCCTTCTGTCAATGTTTTAGGCGATCCCTAGACCATATCGATAACGACACCTTTTTTCAATAAAAAATGGCGTCTTCCCTTTCGAGAAAACGCCAATATCGTGTGCAATAGTATTTTTAGAAGAAATTACGCGCTTCCGAGGTAAATTCCCCTGAAGTCACTGAATCCAGCAGTATAACGCTCAATAGCCTTGCTGCGGGCGTTACTCGTGTCGAAGTCGTTATCCATATCAAAAGTCAGCTTCTTACGCTCGAACAGCGTCAAACAACCTGGAACGTTGGTCTGTACCGCCCAGAACGAAGACGACGTCAAGAAATGGTTAATGGTATGCCCTTCAGTCATCAGGCCAAGGTCTTTAATGGCGTTGATGTTGTTCGAAGAGATATCGGACTGAAGCGGAGACTTCAGGACGCGATTGAAGTTAAAGAGCTGAGAGGCGTGCCCGACAAGCTTCTTAGGCGTTGCGCGGAAAATCAAGCCCCGGCTGTTCTTAGTCAGAGAAATAGCCGTCAACACGTCCTCAAGTGCGGACTCCGAAAAGTCAGCAGACGCAGCAAGCATATTCGCCTGATTACCTGACTGAGTAGGATGCGAGGTCGAGAAGAGCGGCTGACCATCACCACCCGGATGAGTCGCGCTAGTCCCAAAATTAAGAACATTCGCGCAATTAATTTCTTTCGTCTGATTCATCGAGAAGGCAAGCATCTTTGCACGATGGAAAGATTTCGCCTGATAAAGATTATCCTCGATTTCCTCAAGAGTTACAATATAACCCAACCCCCAAGTATTGTGGGTATATCTTACCACATATTCTTGGTTGTGAGAATCATAGCTGATAGAGCTACCTTCGGGCTTCTTCTGGGCGTACCCGAAAGAAGACGATGCAACTTCCTCTTCATAAGCCTTATCAGAAGCTACGATGTCGAAAATTTCTTTGTATTCGGGCTGGTATGCGTCATACTCCATCCCGAAAAACCGCTTTACTCCTGGCCACACAGTATTTCACCGAATATCGCTAGTATCCGATCGTTTTTACTTGATGTATACTAGTACACATACAAGCATAACAGCTATATGTTTCCATATAGTTAAGACTATATCTTAGCCCTAGTTAGGGCTTCCACCACTTCCACTCGCTTGAGTGTACTCCCCGGAGGGATAGTCGTTGAAGGTTCTCAAAATCCTATATCCCCGCACACCGCCAGCTTTCATCAGCGATGCCACAGCAAAACCATGCTCTCGACAAAAAGCTCTCTTCCCGCAAACCACATGGGTAGAACCATCTGGAAATTGGATAAGATAAGTGCCTGATTTTGGATTGTCAGCACCTTTTTTTGTGTAGCTCCCAAAATTCTTTGAGCAGCGAGAGTCACCGCGTTTGGCGTTAGCCATTTTAATGCGGCTGTCTAAAGGAATAACTTTTCCAACTTGCTTCAAACGCGCTGTTTCAGAACACGCACAAAGGTTACTTCCTCCGCGTATCAAGTTATATCCCCTGGTCCGGCTTTTCCATTCAATGATGCAAAAATGTTCAAGCATCCTTGCTTCATCGATGGAGTTGGTCTCGTAGAGCGCCTCAAGAGAGAAGCTGTCTTTACCCAGCTCCTTAATAGCAGCATAAAAAGGCGTATTCTTACGAAATCGAGTGCGGAAATGAGCATTCCAGCGTAGATCAATCCCCAAGCTGGTAGCTCCAATATAAATCAAGTCGTTTGTTATATTTGTTATTTTATAGACAGTATAAATAGGATTATTTAAGCTTCCATGCTGATCGCCCAATCTACAAACTTTTCTAACATTCACGTTTACCGTTTCCAGTTGCGTTGTAGTGTTCATAGCTCTAAGGGTGTTCCAGCAGTTCGATGGATGTTTACTTTATAATTACTTATAAAGGGCTCTGTGTTTCGTCACGATTACTTGTGAGTACTAAAAACAAGCTTTTGGATGTGAGCCGGTTGTAATCAATGCCATTTATTTGTATCCTTTTTAAAAATTAATATCCAGCAATACCATCAATTTCAGTATGGTATTTAATCTGAACTTCCCATTCAGCATACGCCGCGAGAGTATTCGCAGGGCTGTCTGGGCGGAGTCTCAGGATACGCAACTGAGCAGTGTCGGTGTGAGTCGCAGCCCCGACGTAAACCGTCGAGCCATTCAACGCCCATCCTGAATTGTTCGTGTAGGCGCTACCGCTACCCGCGACAAGGTCGGCGTTGGCATGTACCCACGTCACCAACGGAGTCGCTGCACCATTATCCCGAATGCTAAAGATGAGAGCCGGATCATCCGCGACATAAACGCCACGAACCGTCGAAGCAGGATTGTATACAGTGGACGTGGCCTGTTCTGCGAAAAAGCCGACAACGACGCCAGTGATGCGATTGCCATAAGCAGCCGTCGCGATAGTCACGTTGCCGATAGAACCAGCAGGCATGCCATAATAATCGGTAGTATTAGAACTGGCGACCTTAACGACAGGATCGCCAATATAGAGAGCCGTCGCTCCCGAGCAGAGGTACAAGTTTGCAGCGCCGTTGTAAGGAGCTCCACTCTTGTACCGAAGGGGCTTCAAACCATATGCCCCAGTAGGATTAGACATTTAAATTATCCATTATTTTAGCGGTGCACCTCCTTAGGCACATACCGCAGAGCTTCATTTTCTTGCGAGAGGCTTTCCCTTCCGGGAACGTTTCCATCTCGCATTTGCGTATAAAGTTGATTGATGCGGCGGAGCTCTTTCGCCCGATCCTCATCATCATATTCTTTTAACTTTTTGCATAGGTATGCACGCATAACTCCGCCATGAGTATCGCGCCCAACAATGCGGCTCACGTGCGTTCCGCCATCAGTGTTTTTGAAATCACTGGAAAACTCATCAACGCTACAAACATCCCAATCGTCTTGCTTAGTCATTTGGTTGAGTCTGTACTTATCGTCATTAATCCAGCGATAAACGTATCTTGGGTCTTTCTCTTCCTCGGGAACCATAAGATTAAAATCGGCCCCGTCGAAATAAATAGAGTCCCGTCTGCGGCGACGAGATTTAGAGACATCCTCAGAGCGCTCGGCCCTGACATCTCTCAGAGGAATATTTTCCTTCATTTCTGGCTCCTTACTCGTTAACTTCCCAATAGTCCTTGGCGTACTCTTCACGAGCCTTGTTGACATCCTTGCCATAAAAACCTGTCTTAATATAACTGCGTTCGGCCAAGGCCCTGTCGTCTGGATGAATTTCATTCCACCCCTTACGGCGACTTGAGCCACCACTTGACCCTGATGCTGGGCCGCTGCTAGCGCCTTCAACGAATGAATGCGTGGCGGAGGTCTTCTCACGCTCAGGCACTGTCGTCTCCTTCTTCGGCTCGATCCCGAATTTTTCAGGATGACGTTTCTTCATTTCAGCCGTAACACGTTCCAAATTCTCAGCCAGATCAAGTCCTGGGTGCCTCTCCCAAAGCTCCACATGGACCTTCTGCGCCTCTAAATTCAGATCGTTGCTACGATGAAACCAAGGATTCTTTTCCATCCATTCGTCTCTTACGCGTTGATCGCGCTGGGAAATTCCCGGAGCCTGCTGTGGCTCCTCGCGTTGACGAGTTACTTCAGGCTCTTTACGCGTATTCTGAACCTGATATTGCTCGTCTTCGTTGCGGACTTCCTGGTAAAACTGCCGTTCGCGCTCCATCAAACCCTCATAGGTCTGACGATCTCCAGCGGCGACAGCGTA